CTTGCTCTGCGTAGTCCTCGATATTATCAGTGCCTGTTTCGCTAGTCATACCAGCGGTTTGGGTCCATGTTGTAGTAACCATTATCTTGGCACTCCTATAACAAATGGGCCAGAAACCCTTGATTGCTCATTATCTTTATTAAGGGCAGAAACAGCAGATTGATACAATGTCGCCCAAACTTCCAGACGATTATCATCAAGCAAATATGGGGCTGCATGGATCAAAGAGCCATAAAGATAAACATCAGGATATTCAGTCAATACCCAATTATATGGATCGGCGTCAGTTAGTGCGGGAACCCGCGCATAATACTGCATAGACGCTTCATATCCAGTATTAGGAATAGGATACAGTTCTATCTGATCTGCCGTTAACCTAAAAAACTGCGGTTTATTGGGAACCCGACTTAATTGCTTTCTATCCTGCAACTCAGACGCAGATATTGATTGCAGCTTACCACCTTCGGTTAACTGAATTTGTATCATTGCCAACCAATCAATAGGCAGGTTTTCATATTGCTCGTTGACGGTAGTAGTTACACGCTTTTCTTGCCGCCAGTGGCGAACATCACGCGCAATTTGCGCTTCTGCCAAAGAAATAAAATCAGGGATTACAGGTGTTAAAGAAGTGTCGCCCTCGCGGTTCAACCAAGTTTCTATAGACGATTTTAACTCTGAATAAGTTGTGATTGCCATTTAACAGTCCCATGCTTTACGCGACCAATAGTTAGCCGACAATTTGCTACTCTTACCTTTTATACCACCAGAACGCGCACAATACGATGCTTTTCGACTTGGGGTGCTTTTTTTGATGGTCATATTGGGATCGCCAAAGTTAACTTTTTTAACTTGGTTGCCTTCAACCGCCAAGACTTCGAACTTCTTAGGACCACCCCGGCGAGGTTTGTTTACCGCCGTAAAGCCATGCCGTTTCTTTGCCGCTGCTATTTTTTCCGCTTTGGTACGCATCAGAAATTAATAAGCCTCACGCCTTTGCTAGACACTTGCCAGCCATTGCGCATTTATTTGGTGTAGGGCAACCCTTGCACGGCTTAAAGGATGCTGAAGAAGAATACTTACCAGTCTTCATTTCTTTCTTCCGCCTTTTTTCTTACCCGCACCTTTTTTACCATAGCCCATTATGCTTTCCTCTTTGCTGGTTTTTTATTGGATTTCTTTGCATCGGCCCTGACAACTTTTAAATTTGACCAAGCATTAGGATACGCAGAACCCCTGCGCTCAGACATAGCCCTCGCTCTCGCAATTTGTGCTTTAGTCATTTTTGCCATGATGCACCTGTGTTTTTCAATCACACAGTATCACATTAAGCTATTCCACGCAATCCGCGCTTGATTGGTGCGCCCCAATCGGCTTCTGGCTTATAACCAACAGCCAAATATCTAAACGCATCCGCACCGTGAGAAGTCCAATCGTGCAGCGGTCTACCGCGCCAAGACTTCATCCGCTCGTCAAACTCACGCCGATATTGCAGCAATGCCTCAACGCCACGCTCACACTTGGTTTCATCAAACCAGCAACGGTTCAGCATAGAACGCGCAGCCTGTATGCCATCTTCTATTCCCAGCCGGGGAGCTATTTCTATGTCTTTAATGCCCAGCGCGTCCAGCGTTTCCAATCTGCTCTTGCCTGTGCCAAGCTCCTTAACTCTGACATCGTGCGGCAAAATATGCTGCTCGTAATGATAGCCCCGCTCCTTTAGAGCCTTTGCGTAATGGTCTAAACCTACTCCGCTGCTCTCATAGTAATCTATTAAGCGGATTTCTTTGCCGACATACTGCGCAAACCAAATAGCCGTGCTGTCGCCAATACCTAAGTCCCATGCGGTAACAACACCCACGCCGGGATCGTATGGCACGTTTGAAATGCGCTTTTCTTCTTTGGCCTTTTTCATTTCTGTGGCATAATATGCGCCTTGGATCGCAGCCTCAAAAGAGCAAAGAAACTCCTGGGCATAACGATCTTCGCCCATTGTGCGCTCTGCTTCCGCTAATTCCTCTTCGTCCAGGACGCCTGTTTCATCAGCTTTATACATCGCACAGAACCAATCTGGATCACTTTGCGCGTGATGGTAAATGTCCCAGAAGTCGTTTTTGCCCTTTGGCGTTCCAATAAACGTGGCGCGCCCCTTACGGTCGGCAAGGCTGGGGCGTATAACAACAGGCCAAGCATTAGCCGGGAAGTCAGCGGGTTCATCGAGCACAACGCTGTCAAAATACAAACCACGCATAGCATCGTAGTTATCAGCGCCGAACAAACGTATGCGGGAACCATTCGGGAAATCCACACGCAATTCGCTTGCATTGGCAACCGCGCCCTCAATGTCTCTGGTATATTCTAGCAAGTAATCCCAAGCGATAGCCTTTGCCTGTCGGTAATACGGCGCAATGTAGGCAACCCGCACCTTTTTACGCGGTATCGTTAGGGCATCTCGTATTAGGTCATTGATAGCCGCAACCGTCTTACCAAAGCGCCTGTGGGCTACGATTACCGCCCAGCGTTCCTTTCGCGCATGATACGGCCTTAAATGCGTTCTGGGGCGATAGTTAATCGTCTTGGTCTTCATCGCTTAACCATTTGTACGCATGAACGTGTTCGCCATCATTACCAGCGCCCTCTAGCCTTTGGGTTTCTTTCCAACCAGCTTGGGTTTTCAAATAAAATATCTGCGCACCTAAATCACCAGACCGGGCTTTTTGAATTAGATTTTGCGCAACAAAACCAACAGCTCTTGCCTTGCCCTTTTTATACTGTGCAGAAACTTCCTCATCCCGCTCCATAATATCATAGAAAACGCGGCGACTTATACCAAAGTAATCCGCAATCTGTTCTACGTTTAAAACAGCAGCGAGGGTTTCTAACTCGCTTCTTTGTTCATCCGTTAACACTATTAAGGGTCTTCCACCTTTGTTTTTCTCTGTCATATTACAACCTATTGAAAACCCTTCTTAAAAGATAAGACCGGGCAAGTGATATAGCAGTGAAGGCAAGCGATATAGACAACGCATCTGTTGTTGTTACGCTATACCCATGCAGTGGCAGTATGACGTAGGTTGCTGCCGTTGCGATTATATAACCGATAAGCACGTTTGTTGTCGCTTCTACCAGTGACATACTCTTGGATTGTTTTTGCGGCACTGACGGGGCTTCCTTGAGGCTCTGCATCATTACAGTTTACCTCACCCACCAGTGCCGCGAGACTCTTGCATTTCTACAAAGGTCTGTTCGCTTTGTTCATGTACCGCCGACTTGCCTGTGAACTCTTGCCACCGCTTTACGATCACATCGCAATATTTAGGGTCTAATTCCATCATTCGGCATATTCTGTTCTTTTTCTCACAAGCAATTAAAGTTGATCCAGAGCCTCCAAATAAATCGAGAACAATCCCATTCATTTGGCTTCCATCTTCAATAGCTTTTTCACATAATTCAACTGGCTTCATAGTAGGATGCAAATCGTTCTTTGCGGTTCTTTTTATTCTCCAAATATCCATGCCATTTTTACCGCCGTAAAACTTGTGATTATTCACCCAACCGTAAAACATCGGCTCGTACATACTCATGTAATCGCTGTTACTTAAAGTGTGATTGCCTTTGTCCCATATTATTAAAGACCTGCATTTTAAACCGACACGATTAAAACTGGCATAATATTGGTCAATTCCTAAACGATAAAATGTAATGTAAAACGCACCATCAACTTTCAATTTAATTATAGAATTGATTTCATCTAAAAAATTGTCACCCTCTTCTTTAGACATTTTGTCGTTTTTAATTTTTCCGTGGCTGGCATTGAAAGATTTAGAACCGTCTGCATGAATACCACCAGAGAAATCCATCAAGTAGGGTGGATCAGTGAAAACCATGTTTGCAGTTTCTGGCATAACTTTTTCGACAGTATCTATTGCTGTGCTATCGCCACAAATCAATCTGTGTTTCCCCATAACCCAAACATCGCCCTCAACCGTAACAGGAACCTCCGGCGCTTCTGGCACGGCGTCCTCGTCTGTCAAACCTTCTGTTTCAGGCTCCTTTAGGATGTTGGCAAGTTCATCGGAGTCAAAACCGATTAAATCTAAGTTAAAATCTAAATCTTTAAGCTCACCAAACTCAATGGCCAGCATATCGTTGTCCCACCCAGCGTTTAGAGCCAGCTTATTGTCAGCAATGACATAGGCTTTCTTTTGAGCGTCCGACCACCCAACAGCGGTAATACATGGAACCTCTTTTAAACCGAGCTTTTGCGCAGCGAGAAGTCTGCCATGCCCCGCTATTATTTCGCCATCGATGTCGATCAATATCGGATTGGTAAATCCCCACTCTTTAATGCTGGCGGCTATTTGCGCCACCTGTTCATCGCTGTGGGTTCTACTGTTTCGGGCATAAGGGATGATGCTGCTTATGCTTCTGCGTTCTACTTTATCCGCTGGCCAGTTTTGTTTATTCATTTGTTACGTCCTTCTCAGGGTGCGTAGAAATTTAAAAACTGACAGAAAAGCAAGGGATTGAGGAACTTGCTTCTCTGCCAGATAGGGAAGTTAGTTCTGGGAGGAAACTAACCGAGCAGACTGTCTGGAAGAACAGTATCTGCATTTAACCATAAATCTCTGCTTTTTGCAATGATGCAGTTCTTTTGTACTTAGCCAAGTCACTTTCGTTTATCATACCAGTTGCAATTAATGACGCCGCCCTCTTGCCGCTTAACCATGTTTCACACACTGGATGACCGCCTTGGATGCGCTTTGCATTAATTGTTACCGCGTTAAGCAACCACTCACCTTCACCACTATGATCGGCAAAGACAGGCTTTGATTTTCGTATTTGCTGCGCCGCTTTGGAAAGCTCTTTGGCTGTCGGCCATGTGCGGGTTTCTAAGTTACCAAGCACGGCCTCTTCAAACTCTTCAAACCAATCTGTCAAATTTTGGCTCGGCGCAACCTTGTTTATGCACTTGGAAAGAAACGTGGCTTCATCCTTGATCGCTTGTGCTTGCCCGGTTAGCGCCCTTGGTGGGTTCAATCGGCTTAGAAGTTTAAGTGTTAATTCTTGTATCTGTTCTTCACGCATTTGGTTTCACCATTTCTGCAAAAATCTTATGCACTAAGTTTTGTTGATTTTGTTCGCTGTCTGCTTGAGCGAATACTTCATCATCCCATCGTTCTTGATTTAACCATGTAGCGGGATGCGGGATAAACTTTTTGTCTTTGCCCTCCACACTGGCCGCAAATAAAGCAGCCTGTGAAATAATAACATCAGGGTTTGTCTTTGCAACTGCAACTTCCCAAGCCTTTCTCGCTAAACCCTTCGCTGTCTTTCTTGGAAAGCATTTATAAAAATCATCAAACTTTTCGATCAATATATTATCTTCTATTCCAAGGTTCTTTCTTCCAAGGTTATTCATGCGCAGATTTTGCGTATCCCCATGCGCAGTTTTTGCCGTAGGTATGCGCAGATTTTGCGCATCGGTCTGGAAGTCCTGGGAACTCTTGAGAAGTAACTGGTAGCTATTAGAAGTCTTGCCACCTTCTGGGCGAAACCTTTGAGTAACTTGTATAAGACCAAGCCCTGCCAAATCGGAAATATGCTTCTCAACAGATCGCCGGGACATTCTGCAAACCTTTGCCAGTCTGTTTATGCTTGGAAAACACAATCCAGTTTCGCCGTTGTGGTGGTTAGCAATCCAATACAGAACAATCTTTGGGGCAGGGGCTAAGTCCTGCTCCATAGCAAGTGCTGTCATTTGGTGAGACATTAGCCTTCCCTTTCAAAGTATTCCGAAACCCTTTTGACAGTATCATACTGCATATTTTCAGCCCCGGTCAGAAATTTATATATTGTCGGGCGTGTTAAACCTGTCTCCCTAGCAATCTTGCTCATGTTTACGTCAGTCAGTTTTTCACGAATTTCTTCTGGCGTTAGCATTTAAGTCTCCATCAATTATTTGCAATTTATGCTTTACACCCGCAAATATCTATTGTAAACCCCAAGATGCAGACAATGGGAGAAATAACAATGAACGTAAGTGATAAAGAAAGTTTGATTAGCAACCTTTACTCCATGCTCAATAGGCATTGGATGGAAGTTTCAGATCAATTTGAACGGAAGGAAATTAGCTTTGAAGAGTATAACAAGCTAAACTTTCCTGTCGGTGCAATCGAAAAGATTAGCAAAACAATAAGAGACTTTGAGGGAGACCAATAATGACCGAGATAAAAAAATTCCACGATGCTATGGAGCTTGTTAGTGAGTTAAACAAATCTCACGGCGTAATGCAAAAGGGTGGCAAATCATACACAGAGGTTTCTACACGCATGGAAGCCTTTCGCATTACGTTTGGCGGCAACTACGGCATCGAAACAGAGTTGGTTTACAATGACCAGCAAACGGTTGTGGTTAGAGCCATCATTAAAGACAAAGATGGTTTTATTGTTGGATCGGGCCTTGCGGAAGAAATACGCGGATCATCCTACATAACTAAAACATCGGCCTTGGAAGTTTGCGAAACATCTGCGATTGGCCGCGCCTTGGCTTCGCTGGGACTACATGGCGGCACATATGCGTCTGCTAATGAAATGGTGGGTGTTGAACGCAAGAACGAAACAATAGCACCAAAGCAAACTCCAATGAGCATAGCCCCAGATGATCGGGTGCAAGCTGTTGTTGATTTCTATAGTAATGGTTGCAGCGCGGCTAATTTCCAAAAGTTCGAACCAAAATACGTCAAAACGATAAACCAAGTCGGTCTTTCAGAGGAAGACTTTAACCGCATGGTTGAAGCACATGATGATCGCAAAAAGGAGCTAGAATTATGAAAGTCATTACAATCGCAGGGACTGCAACCAAAGATGGTGAAGTTAAAGAGGGGGGAATGGACAAGGCTGGACTCGGTTCGTTCTCGTTAGCTGTAGACGATGGTTACGGTGCAAACAAAAAAACCATTTATTTTGACTGCACTTTTTGGGGAAAGCGAGGCGTAGCCGTTGTCCCTTATGTACGTAAAGGCTCCAAACTTACTGTCGTTGGAGATTTAAGTTTAAACGAATATAACGGCAAAACTTCGTTGAGGGTAAAGGTTAACGAGTTAGAGCTTCAAAGTTCCAAACCCGCCTCTAGTGACCCTGTTAACCATGTGAACCCTGTTAACTCACCTAATGAAATATCTAACGATATGGACGATGAAATTCCGTTTTAAGGAGTAATGGCAATGAAGTACGAGGTGCATCATATCATAGTTCTGGACGATGGCACAAAAATGTCCATTGAAGATTATGAAAAACAGCAACAACCAGTAAATTGGGAAACCGATCTATCGCAGCGACTTGTGAATGGTATTAAATATTATTTTGGTAAGTCTGTTGATTTAAATGATCCAAGTGATCGGGATCGAGTGGCAAGACAAAACATTTTAATAGTGCCAAATCTTGGTCGTAACTCACGCGATGAACTAATAGAATACATTACAAAACATTGGCCTTGGCAAAAATGTTACGGAGATTATTCTGGTTATGACAGGTATATTAACAAACTGAACGATGACAGATTTAAAAGAATTAAAAGAGAAAATGTGCAGAGAAATTATAACATACATCACGAAAGATCGTTAGGACGAACCTATAAGGAAATTGGTGAAAAGTACAATTTAAGCATGGAATCCGCGCGAATAATTGTTTGGA